AGATAAAAAAAAAAAATAAAATCAGCAAAATATTAAATATTAACAATAGTCAAAATTTTTTAATATAATATTTTTTTTACTAATTCCTTTAAATGGCGTTGTTCTACAAGTACGTTTATCTGATATATTCCAATTAACAATACATTCATCAATACAAAAATGATCACCATTCAATACATTAATAGTTCTTTCTTCTTTTCCAGTTGTTGTCTTGAATTTGTCAATTTCTTCATCAACATTATTTGGTCCGTAAAGATTATAACTATTAAATATAAAATCCAAATCATATTTCATTTTAATTTTATTATCAACTAGAAATGAATTCAAATTTCGAATACTACGAAATTCAGTTAATAGTTTTTTTCTAACACCCGAATCTGTTTCAAAATAATATTTTAAATGTAAATTAGTTAATTCTTTTTCCATAATATCAAAATCATCTTCAAACCACATTCTTTCCCATAATTTGAAAAATTTAATTCCAGTAGTTGATTTTCTTTTAAAAGTGTTATCTTCAAAACTATAAAATTGCTTCCATACACTTGGTTCTTTAAATATTGATAAAAATAGCGTATAGATATCATGAGTCATAAAAATGGGAATAAAGCCAAACATAGAATAAGATTGTAATATGAGAAACGAATATTTTGTTTTAACGACATCGGAAAAATAATATAAAATTCCATCTTTCTTCGCAGTTTTTATTTTTGGGAGAAGATTCAAAAATTTGACTCCCAATTTTTTCAATGTACTAGTTCCATTATTATAAAATCTTAGGCCTCTCCAAAATATCGAGGATTTATCAAAATCAGCCAATTTAAAAATGTATTCATTAGAATTAATTGCTGAGTTTTTGGATTTAATAAAAATATTTTTGCATTTTAAATCACCATGTACAAATGCATATTTTTTGCATTTTAAAATGGACAAGGGTAGTAGTAAATTTTTCATGATATTATCAAAGATATTCTCTAATTTGTCTGATTCTAAAGGTTCTGTTAGTACCTTTTCAAAATAATCAGACAAATCACCCATATCTGCATATTCTGTAATATTAAATCCTGTTAATGTATGTTGTTTGTTTGATACTTCGCTACAATAAAAAGCATCATATTGTTTAACATAATTAGGTACAATATCATTTAAGGCTAGATTTAATATCATATGTATGCATGTTTGATTTTCAAAATTACCTCCACCTATTGATAAGATGGCATGTTGTTTTGTATTTTCTAAATTGAAATAGTTGTAATTAATAGAGGGATATATTTCAGATGGATAATCTTGTAAATTTATTTTATTTATTTCAAAATGGAGTAATTTTAAGTCAAGAATGGATTTATCTGTAATTTTGTGTGTATTTTTGATACTCTTAACAATTAATGATGATGTAGTTAATTCTAATTTAGGTTGTCTACCAGATAATTTGAATGCCTGTCCAATTTTTCCTCTGGAAAGACTACAATCCAAATAAAGATATTTTGGTTGTTTTTCATTATTTTTACATGATGGGAGATTATTAATATCTTTTTTAATTAAATTACAAATACATGGATCATCAATACGTATATAATTATTAAAGTTATTAATAAATTCGAAATTGATATAATACTTATCTGATTTTTTCATTAATTTCATTAAAGATGTTAAGGCTTGATTTCTTTTTTTATAATGTTTATCAATAACACTAGGTAAAATTTTAATAATGTTGACATTTTCGTCAATATTTAAAAAATTTTCTTCGCAATAGGGACTAGAAATACCTAATAATTTGTTTCTTTCTTGTTGAGATTCATAAATATTTTCGTTAATAATATTCCTAATAATATTATTATTATCCATAATATATAATTTAGGAAACATATTTATTTTTTTTCAATAAGATTATATAAAACATCAACATTAATTGGTTTTTGAATTATATTATTCATGCCGGATTTGAAACAATCATTTTTTGTTATAATATCGCAACAACATGTTAAACAATTAATAGTACCATTGTATTTTAATACTTTTCTTAAATATTTTGTACAATCAATACCATTCATTTTTGAAAGTAATAAATCCATCCAAATAACGTCATATTTACCGTTTATTTTAATTTTCTCAATAACATCATATCCATCAAATGCAAAGTCACAATTACAATTCTTATTATTTAGAATTTTTTCTAGAATCATACGATTATTAATATTACTATCACAAATTAAGTGTTTTCCATTAGATTTTGTATTTATATTATATTTTGAATTTTCTAAATTATTGAATTTCGTATAATAATTATTATAATCAATAAATGGCTCATAACAATAATTATCAAATTTTAACTTTTCTTTATTAGCATCAAATACAGTATCAATTCTTTCTATTTTATCCATGTATATATTATTTACTCATATTTTAATAAAATGAGTATAAAAAATTGAAAATAAAATTTCTTGTTATCTTCAATAATAACAATTATTATTAACAATGAATTACAAACTAATTTTTAAAATTGGTTGTTTTATTACATTTCTATGTGTAATAATACCATGTATTTTGCCTTTTATTTCTTCAACAATTGTAGAGAAAATTATTTATTTTGAAGATGATAAAAGTATTCATTCAAATGATGATCTAGAAGAAAAAATAATTGAATCGAATAAATTTGATATTGAAAAGGGTATATTTCATGTTATTGGTCCAGAAGGTTGTAATCATATGAATGATGTTGGATGTTTGTACAATAACAACATTAGTGAATATGGTTTGATATTTTTTGAAAAAGACGAATCAATAGATACGGAATATAGAATTCAAGTTAGTTACCGGAAAAAATTATATGTTCCGAAATGGACAATGGAAGAAGATGAATTGATAATAATTGGTGGAAAAAGACCTCCAAAAATGCGTTATTTTAGTTTTCAAAATTATTTAAATTCTCGAGATAATTATTGGTTTTGGAGATTTACATTTGCTTCATTAGGAAATTCGGCAAATAATTTTAGAATAAATAGTGAAAATGATAATATTATGATCATATCATCTCCCAATAGATTATTAAAACATGAGGTTGCCGAAATTTTAGAAAATCCATTCGTATATTTTTTGGATTTTCCAAAAGAAGTTAAAACAAAATTCAATTTTATATCAAAAATTAGATATAACAAAAATAGAGAAAGATTTGATCTATTCTCAATTATGTCCAGATTTGCACTTCCAAAAAATTATACCGAGTGGTTACTGTATAAAAAAAATATACCATTATATGTATATAAACTAAAATTAAAACCAAATTTGAGAAAAAATCCCATAAATGATTTTCATCTGAATCCACAATCAGTGCTCGAAGATGAGATAGAAAATTATAATGAATTACCACTAATGCCAATTATGAATAAAATATCAGAAGCAATTAGTAAAAAATATAAGAAATCAAATAAATCTGTTTTTGGAAACTTGTATGAAATGTCTGGCTTGGCGTTACTAAATGCTAGATCAGGTAGTGATTGCATATCAGATTTTTTAAATATAAATTGTATGGGAGAAATAAGTGATACTGATTACCCAACAACAAATCCTAGTTTCAAATTATATGAGAATGATACATTATATGTCTATGGTGTTAATCATAATTTTCTAAATAATACTAATTATACAGGTATCGTATTATATGATTTATCCTCTATTAAAACACAAATGGCTATTGCATCTGTGGATGATAACAGACTAGAAGGAACAGCACGGAAATGGTTGGATATTCAAGATTTAGATATAAAAGAGATAAATAATCGTGATATTCGTGACTATTTCTATGTGTATGCATTTAGATATAATTGTTCTGGTTATGTAGATTGTATTGAGATACCAACTAAGATATATCCTAATACAACCATCGGAAATACATTAAATATTTTAGGAAGAAATTATGGTAAATTTAGATATAATTCTAAGAAAATGATATTACCGAAATATTCAATTGTGACTGATGGGCATTCACCATATAGAATTAGTTATGTATTAGTGATTGAGTACATAATTGGAAGATCAAGAGAAATAATGATTTTAATAATCTTATCATTTTTAACCTATATACTTTTTACTAGAGGCTCCATATATACCAAGCAAAAAAAAAATAGTATTAAAACTTGATTTTATTTATTATGAAATTATCCTATTATTAACAATTAAAATAATACAAAAATAAAATCGAATATTTTTTTAATGAAATATATACAAAATATTAAAAGAATAAATGTCGAAAAAAACAGAGAAAAACCAAAAAAAAAATACAAAATAAATTTAAATCATTATATGGATAGACATCATAAATTAATATATAAGATATTAGAAGATATAAAAAATATAAAAAATCTTATGAAGATCAAAGTGATGATATCATAATACCTAATATGTGTCGAGACAAATATATTAAAGCAATGGATTTAAATTTCCTAAAATATTTTATCAAAAAAAATGGGATTAATATGAAATATATAGATGATATTAGTATATTTTATGATAATTACTTATTATCTGCATGTCATAATCCAGATATCGAAATTGTTAAATATTTTGCCGAAAATAAATTAATTGATATTAATTAAAGAATAATCATGGTTATGATTATTTACATATTGCATGTATGTTTAATTCAAATTCTGAAATAATAAAATATTTAATGGGAAAATTTAATTATCAAGATACAGATTTACATAGTGCTTTTTTATATGCATGCTATTACAATCAGGATATAAATATAATTAAATTTATTAAAGAAGAATTTAAAATAAATGTAAATTACACAGATCATATCGGTGATAATTTCTTACTGTCAGCATGTCATTTTAGCGAGAATTCTAATAATAAAAAATCAAATATAGACATAATAAAATATTTTATTGAGGAATTAAAAGTGGACATTTATATTCAAAATAATAACGGTGACAATTGTTTGACTTAAAATATCAAAATTTTAATATTTAATATTTTTATAAAATAATCTGCGAAAAATTGAAAAGAAATACATTTGGTAACTTTTGATTAAATTATTGATAATATGTAATGGAATTTTTAACAAAAGATAATACAAAGGGAGAATTTAAAGAATTTAAAAAATTATTAGATGATATTTTTGGTGAAAATTTACTTATTTGTGATGATATTTTTTTACAAAAATTTTGACGAGCTTAAACTTGACAAAAAAAATAATAATCTTGATTATAAAATAAATAACAAAAATTACAAAAAATTAAATATATTATCTTGTATTTTATCATGTTTATGGCATTATATAACTTTTAAAGACATTAATACAGATTTTATAAAAAATTTGGATGATAATATCAAATTTAAAATTATCGAATATTTAAAAAATATAAATAATTTTAATAATCAAATTAGATCAATCAAATACATTTATAAAATCATATGTGTTAATATTTTTGACGAAAAAATATCAGTTTTAAATTTTATGTCAAAAGATATTTTAATGATAATTAGTGGATATACAAAGGAACCATTAATTGAAGCTTGTTATTCTATCTTTCCCTCGTTTACTAATCATTGGGAATTTACTGTCACCAATAATATTAATTTAAACTTAACTAGGATAAAAATAATATGTACGGGATCTATTTATTCACTACATAAAAAAATATAAAAATTCTAAATTATCAATTTGAAGAGAACCCCAAAAGAATAACACTTTGTCGTGGAGAAAATGAAGATAAAATCACATATGAACTAAAAATATCAGAAAATAAATATATTATATCACTTAATAATACAATTAAAAGTTTAATATTTAAATTAAAAAATTTAAATATAAGCACAGAAAAAAGAGAAAATATTATGATTTTAACTAAGGATAATATGGTAAATAAAATAAAAAATTCACTTTATATTGATTGCAAAAATTTTTATGTAGGGAAAAAACACAATATTAATAAATT